CAGAATATGAAGTTCCTGATAAGTTTAAAGATAAGTCTATTGCAGATGTGTCTAAATCTTATGAGGAATTAGAAAAAAAACTAGGTCGGCAAGCCCAAGAGTTAGGTGACACTCGCAAGCTTGCAGATGACTTGCTACGGCAAGAACTAGATAAAAATAGGCAAACTCAGGCTCAAAATACTGAAGAACCAACAGAGTTTGACTATGATAATCCGTTAGAATCCGTGAAGAAATTAATACAGAAAGAGTTGAGTCCTGTCAGGGAACAACTACAAGCTAACAGAGATATCTCTACTAGAGATAAGTTAGCAACCCAGCACCCTGATTATCTGGATATTGCATCTTCTCCTGAGTTTTCCGATTGGGTCAATTCGTCACCTATTAGAGCAGATTTGTATAGACGCGCCAATGACCAGCTTGAATATAATGCTGCCGTTGAATTGTTAGATACTTGGAAAGCATTGAACCCTAAGAAGGAAGCTCCTTCTAAGGCTGAAACTCAAAAAGTAACTAAACAAAAGATTAACGAGCTTAGCACCGAGTCTGGTAGTACAGGTCAAACGTCAACCAAAACTTTCTCTCGTAGAGAACTTATTAACCTAAGAGCTACTAATCCTAACAAGTATTACGAAATGGCTGAAGAAATCAGAGATGCGTATGCTACTGGTAGGGTTAGATAGATAATTTAACAACAAAGGAGAAGTAAAATGGCAGCTTTCTCAGCAGCCAATTCTCAAACGATTACTACACAGGCGAATTATATACCTGAAATGTGGTCGGACGAGATTATTGGCGCATTTAAAGCAAACCTTGTCTTAGCTAATCTCGTAACAAAGATTATGCACAATGGCAAAAAAGGTGATACTGTACATATTCCTGTGCAGGCTCGTGGTAGCGCATCTGCTAAATCAGCAGGAAATAACGCAGTAACACTTATCACAGATACAGCGACCAAAAAAGATATTTCAATTGACAAGCATTTTGAATACTCTCGCTTAATTGAAGACATGGCTGAAATTCAAGCAATTGATAGTTATCGTAAGTTTTATACTGACGATGCTGGATTTGCATTAGCTAAACAAGTTGATACTCACTTACATGGGTTGTTTGAAGCCTTAAACGGTGCTACAGCAGATGGAAGCTCTTATACCGCAGGAGTCATTGGCTCTGACGGTACAACCGCTTTTAATGACGCAGCAAATACAAATACTGGTAACGGTACTGCTATTGCTGACGCTGGTCTTCGCAAAGTAATTCAAACACTAGATGACGCAGACGTTCCTTTATCAGAACGTTATCTTGTTATCGCTCCAGTAGAAAAGAAAAGCCTAATGGGTCTTTCTCGTTTTACTGAACAAGCGTTTGTTGGTGAAGGTGGACCTGCGAATACTATTCGTAATGGTCATATCGGTGATGTTTACGGTGTTCCAATATACGTATCTACTAACGTAGCTAGTTTTGATGCTGATGATGGTAGTACGGGATATAGAGCTAACTGCTTATTTCATCGTTCAGCAATAGCGTATGTTGAGCAAATGGGTGTTCGCGCTCAAAGTCAATATATGCAAGAGTACTTATCTGACCTATTTACCGCAGATACAATCTACGGTGTAGGTGAGCTTCGTGACGATGCTGGTGTATGTATTATATCACCTGAGTAATATAACGGGAGTATGGTTCGCCCTGCTCCCATTTTTTATAATTTATAAATAGAGGATTTTATCATGGCGAATACATTAACCCTTAATGAAGTACGTAGGGGTCGTAAGCAATTCACAGGTTTTTTTGCTAGTGATATGTGGACTGTAAAAGCAACTTGGGCTGACCAAGACGCAATAGATGCTAATGATACATTAACTGTTACTATGGCAGTTCCTGGCGTAGAGTTAGGAGACATGGTTGTTGGTGTTTCTTGTAGTGTAGACCTTAGTGACGGTTCAGACCAAGCAGTTCTTACTGCTGCTGTTACTGCTGCTGATGTTGTAAGTTTATATATACAAGCAGATAAAGGTGAGTTTGCAGCAGACGCTCTTAATGCTGGAGTTATGAAAGTATTAGTAGCACGACCAGCTTGGTAGTAAATAAAATTTAATTACAGCCTGAAACAAGGTAACTGTAGGAGGCAATAATGCCAAAAGCACAAGTAAAAAAAGAACACACTGCTGTTAAAGCAGAACCCGTTTCTAAGCCTTTAGCTGAAGGTAGAGCTAAAGTTAAACATAAAGAAACTGGAGAAGTACTAGAAGTAGACGCACTTCACGCTTTAACTGTTTTAGGAAAACAGGGTAAGTATGAAATATTAGAGCATAAAGCAACCCTTGGTGCATTATCCGCATTTTGTGATATACATGAAATTAGGTATCCAGGAGGAGGAACAGTAGACCAATTAGTTGCTTTAGCAATAAGAAAATAAGAGGATAGTATATAAATGGCTACTAGGAAAGAATTAGTAAATGAAGTTTTAAGACGTTTAAGAGAACCAGAGTTAGGTGCTGATTCTACTATAGCGTCAAGTACTTATGCAGTAATGGTGGCTTCTTTCCTTAATGACGTTAAAGAAGAGTGTGAAGATGCTTGGGGTTGGGGACAACTTAGAGAAACTGTCCAGTTTGATACTGAATCAGGTACGTCTTTGTATTCTTTACCATTAACAACAGTAAGAACCAAGTTACTTTCTATGTGGAATACTACTCAAAACTCTAGGATGAGACAAGTTACAGAAGACTACTTTAATAGAAGTACTCTTATAGGTACACAGGCTAATGCTGGACCTAGCTATTATAGAGATAGGGGCGTAAATGCTGCAACTGAATATAAACAAGTAGAATTACTTGCTACTCCAGATGGAGTTTATACTATAAAAGCAGAAGTCGTTAATCCACAAAAAGAGCTTACTACTGACGATGAAAAAGTAACTTTAAGTATGGCTAGAAAAGCTATGGTTTATGGTACTTGGGGGTTATGTATATCTGAAAGAGGAGAAGATGGCGGTCAACTAATGGATGAAATAACAAATAAGTATTCTTTTTACCTTCAGACTGCTATAGAACTTGATAGACGTTCTTATCCAGGTGATGGTGATTCAGAGGTAGTATAATGGCTACCAGACTTATACCCGTATCTATACCATCGCCAGGAAATTTAGGATTAAACACACAAAGCTCTGCTGTAGGATTAGGACCAGAGTGGGGTTTATTTTTAGATAACGTAGAGTTTGATAACTTAGGTCGAATTGCTGCTAGAAAAGGATTATTGAAAGTAACTACTAGCGCGATAGCTAGTAAACCTACTTTTGGTAACATATTTGAATATAGACAGACTGCTACTACATCTCATATTATAAGTGGTGATAGTACTAATGGTAAGCTATATTCTGGTACAACAACATTAACAGATATAACTGGAAGTCTTAGTTTTACTAATAAGAATTGGCAATTTGCTAATCTTAACGGAAGAGTAATAGCAGTAACTAAAGAAGAATTTCCTATTTACTGGACAGGTAGTAGTAATTTTGATTACATACATAATCAACATTCTAATTGGGCGGCAGCAACTGCTTACGCACTTGGAGATACTGTAAAAGCTGTAGGGTCTGCAACAAAAGAAAGGTATTTTGTTTGTACTTCAGCAGGAACATCAGCAGGTTCAGAACCTACATTTCCTTCTACGGAGGCAGCTACTGTAGTAGATAACGGAGCTACGTGGACTACAGTTAAAATGCCAAAAGGTAATTGTATTTTATCAGCTTTTGGTAGATTGTGGGCAGCAGATTCAGATAAAACTACGATAAGGTTTTCTGCTTTAAATAATGAAAAATTATGGGATAGTACAAATGGTGGTGGTACTGTAGATTTAGTTAATAACTTTGCTTTTGGTAAAGATGAAATTATTGCTTTAGCTACTTTTAATAACCAATTGATTGTTTTTGGTAAAACAAATATTATAATATTTAATAGTCCAGTTATTCCTACATCTTTATCGTTAGCAGACTCTGTAGTAGGCATGGGATGTGTAGCAAGAGATACTGTTCAGAATATAGGTTCTGATTTATTATTTCTTTCTGGAGATGGGTTAAGGTCTTTATCTCGTACTATTGAATTAGAAAAAATGCCAGCTCAAGATTTTAGTCAAAACATAAGAACAGATATTATTAAAGAAATAAATACTGTTACAAAAGAAGATATTAAATCTTGTTGGTCAGAAAAAGAAGGATTCTATCTTCTTAAACTCGGAAGTACTGTATATAATTTTGATTTTAAGAAGTTAATATCTAGTGTAAAGACTTTAGAAGTACCGCTACCAAAAATATCTAGGTGGCTTGGTATGGAACCAGATAGTATGTTCGTAGCTAGAGATGAAACTATATATTTTGGAAAGAAGGGGTTTGTTGCAAAATATAGTGGTTATAATGATTCTACTTGGAGTGGTAGTGATGTAGTATCTGGAACGTATAATTTTAAGTACAGGTCTAATTGGCAAGATTTTGGATTTATTTCTCCAGAATTACAGGCATTATATAAAATGCCTAAGAAAATTAAAACTACTGTCACAGAAGGACAAGAATATACATTAAATTATTTTTGGGCTTTTGACTATATTAATACAGAGTATAGACAATCAGCTACTGCAATATTAAATAACTTAGTAAGTTCTGGGTCTCAATGGGGAACATCAGAATGGGGAGTTGCAGAGTGGTCTGGAGATGCTGAAGCAGTTGATTCTGTACCAGCACAACTCTCTGGTTCTGGACAAAATATGCAATATGGATTTGATATAACTATTGATGGTAGCACTATAGCTATACAACAAATAGAACTACTAATTAAAATCGGAAGGGTGGCAAGGTAATGAGTGATTATACAAGAGTAAATGATTTTAGCGCAAAAGACGCATTAAGTACAGGAGACGCTCTTAAAGTTATAAAGGGTTCAGAAGTAGACGCTGAGCTTGATGCTATTGTAACCGCAGTAGCAACAAAAATAGAATTTGAAAAAGGTGATGATATTGCTTCAACTACTACTTTAGCAGTGGGTACTGATGGAAACTATTTTGATATCACAGGAACTACACAAATTAATGCTTTTACTGTTGCTATTAATAGGCGGTTTACTTTACAATTTGATGGAGCTTTAATATTACAGCACCACGCTACAAATTTAGATTTACCTAGCCAAGCTAACATAACTACAGCAGCAGGTGACGTAGCAGAGTTTTTTAGTCATACTGCTGACCAAGTTCAATGTGTTAACTACACAAAAGCAGATGGTACAGCAGTTGTAGCAAGCGCAGGTGGTGGTCCATCTGTAGGAACTAACGCAATTATTAGAACTAACGCTGCAAATATTCAGGAAGATATAACTCTGAGCGACCACTTAGCAACATTTACTTCTGTTCACGGGGATGAAACTTTAAACAAAGGAACAGATGATGGTTTTGTAGATGGCGATATGGTGCAATTAACAGGAAGTGACTTACCTAATGGGTGGTTAGAAGATACACAATATTTTGTTAGAGATATTACATCTTCAACTATGAAACTAGCACTAACTTTTGGAGGTTCTGCTGTAGCTATTTCAGATAACGGTTCGGGAACTAATAAAATATATCAAAATATAAACGGAATGACCGCAGGACCAGTAACAATAAGTGAAGATACAGTTACCATTCCGTCAGGTTCAACATGGACTATAATATGAGGATAATATGTCAACACTAAATGTAGATACACTTCAAGACAAAGCAGGTGCTTTTGAACACGCTAGATTAGTTCAGGTTGTCAGTACTGAGACAGGAGCAGTATCAACTGGGACAACTATAATACCTTGGGACGATACAACGCCACAAAACGATGAGGGAACACAGTTTATGACTCGTACTATCACCCCAACTAATACAGATAATATTTTAGTAATAGAGGTATCGATTGGCTGGATGGATACAGCCAATATTAATGGTGGTGGGATTGCATTATTCAAAGATTCAGATGCTAGTGCGATTGCTGGTTGGTATTATTATCACTCCGCATACGAGGAGTGTAGGTGTAATGGTACTCATGTTATAACTGGAAGTCTTGGCACATCAGAAATTACATTTAAACTTAGAGGTGGTGGTGATCAGGCAGGTACATTTTCATTTAATGGTTATGCAGGTTCTACTAAATGGAACGGGGTTGAAAAAAGTACAATAACAATATCGGAGATACGAGCATGAGTATAACTACAAATAATCCAATAGCACTTGGTTGGAAATATCCTAATGTTGGTGGTATCTCAACTGTAGATGGAGTTATAACAGAATGGCCTGATTCACTTCCAACACTAACGCAGCAAATTGTAGATGCGGCAGAAGCTGAGTGGGAAGCTAGTGAGGGGCATAAAGAAAAACGTAGGGCTGAATATCCAAGTATAGAAGATCAATTAGATGATCTATACCATAATGGTATATCTGGTTGGTCAGCAACGATTAAAACTACTAAAGATAAATACCCAAAGGAATAAATAATGGCAACACAAATTCAAAGCGCAAAAATTGTAACCGAAGAGATCGAAAATGCAGCAGGGGCGAATCCTTATTCCATCACATTAGGAACTGAAAATACCACAACAGGTGGTACGGCTATTGATTTCATAGATATTCCTTCTGGTGTAAAGAGGATAACGGTTATGTTTTTTGCACTTTCTGCATCAGGTGCAGGTGCTTGGCTTGTGCAGTTAGGTGATTCTGTAGGCATAGAGACAACGGGGTACGTTTCAAGGGGTGGTGTTCTATCACTAAACGCTACGCCACAAGCGTCTACTGCTGGGTTTATATTTAATGATGCAGCAGGATCAGCAGACGCAGTCTACGGAACTATGAACTTTTACTTGGAAGATGCCTCTGGATTTAGTTGGGTTGCAGATGGTCTGAGGAATCATGGAATTGTTATTGATGGAGGAGCGGGAGGCAAGTCGCTAAGTTCTGAATTAACACAATTACGCATAACCACTGTAAGTGGAAGTGATACTTTCGATGCAGGGGCAATCAACATTCAATATCAATAGGAAAATAATATGTCTAATGTAATTGAAGTAAACGTACAAACGGGGGAAAAGACAACACGCTCCTATACCCAAGAAGAAAAAGATAATATTGCTACGGCTCAAGCAGAGGCAAAGAAGAATTTTGATGACTCTGATTATAAGACTAAACGTATGTCGGAATACCCAACGATAGAAGAATGTGTCCACGCAATTCTTGATGATGATTTAGAGGCACTTCAAGCTAAAAGAACTGCTGTTAAGGAGAAATATCCAAAATGAGTAAAATAACTTCCACTCAATTACATCTTGGCGAGGCCGCTTCTGCTGGTTCGTCAACTGCGGCACAAGGACAAATATGGGTTAAGTCAGATACACCAAGTTCCTTGTATCATACAGATGATGCAGGTACAGACCATAGAATAAATGGTATTACTTTAACTGCTGAACAAGCAACCACAAGCACTACTGCAATAGATTTCACAGGAATACCTGTTGGTGTAAAAAGAATAACAGTTATGTTAGATGGGGTTTCAACAGATGGGAGTAGTGTTCTTGGTGTCCAGTTGGGTGACACAGACGGCTTTGAAACTTCTGGTTATGTCGCTGTGGGAGAAGCCGCATCCACATCTGCCGCATTTACAACACTTTTCCCATTCGCGCAAAATAGTAGTGCGGCCGCAACATATAATGGAGCAATGGTTTTGACATTGCAGAACAGTTCGACAAACACATGGACATGGCATGGTAATGTTGGGCGGTCAGACGCTGTTGTTACTGTACAGGGGTGTGGGATAAAGCCACTATCGGCAGTACTTGATAGCGTTAGACTTACCACAGTAAGTGCAGATGATTTTGATGCTGGTGCGTGTTCAATTTCTTATGAATGAGGAAAATTAAATGGCAGATGTAAAACAATTCAACGTGTCAACAGGTGAAAGAACTGAAAGGGAATATACTCAGGCAGAGAAAAATGCTATTGCCTCAATGCAACCCACGACTGATGAAAAGTGGATAACTATAAGAAGTAAACGTGATGCGTTGCTACGAGAATGTGATTGGTGGGCTAGTTCAGACTTAACTATGTCAGATGCACAAACGGCTTATAGGCAAAATTTAAGAGACTTACCTGCATCTGAATCGAATCCAGACGATATTGTGTTCCCAGATAAACCCTGATGACAGATATACCATGGTACGCGTATCTAATAATACTATTTCTTCCCTGCTTAATAAATACCCTCATCGGTATATATATCCAGCTTTACTTAAAGCGTATAAACAGGCAAGA